TATATATATAAAAATAAAATATTCAAATGAGTAATCGTGCATTTAATAATACTCAACCAATATCTAGTAAAATAGCTCCTAAGATACAACAAGAAATCATTGATAAAATAATTGATAAATATCCAGATATTGAATATTTACCAATAGGAAGTGTTGGTAAAAAGAATGATGATGATTTTAATGGAGATATAGATATTGCAATAAAATGTAAAAATATACAAGAATTAGAAAATATTATAAATAGCGTTTTCGGCTATTTAGAGACGCTTAAAATAGAATCACTATATATTATATCAATTGACTACCCTTATCATAACCAGGATAAAACTATGTATGTCCAATGCGATTTTATGATTATGTGGAACAAGGATTATACAAAATTCAGATATTATTGTCCAGATTATAGAAAAAATGAGTCTAAATATAAAGTTGGAGCAAAGATTATGTTTGCTAATATGATATTGAATCATTGTCAAGAAAAGAACAATAATCTTAATGATGATGAAGTCGGACAATTTTCTTTTAGACCTACCGCATTATTCAGATATGTATATAAAAAGGATTTATCAAAATATAAAGAACAATATATTACTAATGATCCTATAGAAATTGCTGGTTATGCCTTTAAAGATAAAGATATATCACATTTTAATTCTGTAGAAACTTTATGGGAAGCAATACATAGTGATAATTTTAAATATCCGCAAGAAGTAAAAGAATTAGAAAAGAATTTATTTAGAAATTCATTTAGAAAAGGATGGTCATATATTGTTCCAGAAGATTTTAAATTAGAATATTGGGACAATGAAACTATATGGAAAGTAATCAATGAACAAAGGTTAATATATAAAATTAACTCATTATCAAATTTAAAGGATGATAAATAATTTATCATCCTTTTTTAATATAAATATAGAGTTAGTAATTTCACATTGTTGAAGATCTATAACCAAAACCATTATTAAAGTTTTCAACTGCTTTAATAAGATTATTAATTTTAAAATCAACAAGCGAAAATCTTTTTGTAAATTCTGCTGGATTATTTTTTAATTTTGTTATTTCTTCTTTAATTTCTGGTATTATTTGTTGATTAATTATATTTACTGTTTTTTGTAAATTATAAACCCATGAAGATAATCTTTTACTATAAATATATAAATATACAGATAATCCTAAACAAACTAATGAAATAACTATAGATATTATTAATATTATTATCATTTCTTTAATAATTCTTTAATTTTACTACGATTTAATTGTTTTGTTTTTTCTTCTTCTTGTTTACGTCTTAATTCAGCTTCTTTTCTTTCTTGTTCAAGACGTTTTTCTTCTTCAATACGTCTTAATTCAGCTTCTTGTTTTTCTTTTTCTATACGTATTTTTTCATTTTTTATTTGTCTATAATGGAATATCTTATAAAAGAAATCACCAATTTTCTTTAAATTTTCTTTAAATGTTGATTGTTTTCTTACTACAATATATCCATCAGGACAAGTAAGAATATTTGTAATCTTTTCAGATAAATCTTTTACAGTTTCTTTAATATCATTTAAATCTGATTTCATTGAACTAATATCATTATTATATTTGTTCAATGTATTTTTTATACTATTTATTTGAGTATTTGCATTATTCAAAGAAACAGTACTATTATTATTATCTATTAATAATGATGCTACTGTTGGTTCTAATGAATTAGTAATTACATAACTACAATATGTTAGTCGTGTATCAATACCACCAACATTTGTTTTTATATTATTTATATCTTCTTTGTAATTTGGAACTTCTGTTATTTTTTGAAATAAATAAGAAAATGCTATTGATGCTGATTTAGATGTTACATCAATTTTATTACTTAAATAGCTGATACGATTATTGATATCACCAATTAAATTTAATGAATCCATTTTATTAACTCTATATATATTCTATGTAAAAATAAAAAATATCTATTAATCTTTATGATAAATAGATATTTTTTTAATAAATATGTTGTGTTGTATATATAAATCTTTAATTCAGATCATCAAAAAGAGTATCAGAATTTTTCTTCTTTTCTTCTTTTGGAGTATCTTCCTCTTTAGATTTATTTTCATTTTTAATTTTCTCCATAATATCAACATTGTTCATATTCTTCTGACGACGCATAAATCTATTATTTGAATCATCAAGTTCTGAATATACATCATATTCAAATTGACTATGAATAATGTTTGGAATTTCTTTCTTAATATCATCAAGTGTTAGTTTTCCTTTCTTTTCAAACTCTGGTAAATCTTCTATCTCTTTATCTTCATTAATCTTTTTATCCATTTCATCTTCAAGAGTTTGTATTAAGAATTCATGAGTATTACTATCACCATAAATATCCTTGACAATATCCTTTCTTTCCCACTTCAATACAAATGGAGAAATTGAAATAGTACCTTTACGATTTTGTCTACTCTCAATAATAATTACTGGCCATAATTCATTTACAAGTTTATATACCTCTTCAAAATAATTAATATCTTGAACAACTAGACCTTCAATAGAATTAGCATATTTTGCTGCATAATTAGCATTAAATTTATTAATATCTTCTTTAGTTGTCTGAGGATGTTTATTTGCAAAATCTTGTGCCTCTTTAACATATTTCAGAATAGGAAAATCAAGTTTCTTTTTCTTTCTATTATATTCAATATTTACAAATTTTCTAATTCTTTCAAGTTTTGTATGGTTTAATCTATTTGATTTCTTATCTATACAAAATTCATAAATTTCTTTAATAGTATCAATTGTATAAAATCTATATAATGAACATACTATCTGAATATTCTTTTCAATTACTTCAATACTATTAACATAAAGATTATTTTCTCCACGCTCTTCTTTATACTCATCATCTTTGAATATTGTATAATTACCTTTTAATACTTCTTTATATATATCAATATTTTCATCTGTAATATGTGATAAGAAAATTCTTACATTTTGAGTATATTCATCCCATCTCTTATGTCTGATTTTCTTTAAATCTTCATCAATTTCAATCTTTCTTTCTTCAGATATTGCATCTTCAGAAATTATTTCTTTTGTATTATATCCATAATATTCCATACCTTCTTTAATTACTTTCCATTGTTCACCATAATCAATATATCTGTCTTCAAAGAAATGTAATTTATATGAAGTTTCATCAATATAATACTTACAATCAATTTCATCATATTTTAAGAACTTATTGGCTGTTAACATAGATAATATAAGAGGATTATATTTAGATTCATCTAAGTTTCTCTCTAACATATCATTAGCAGTTTTAACAAGATCTCTAGCATAAATAATTTCATTCTCTTGAATTTTCAAATCAATAGGTTTTACATAATTCCAATCTATAGCATTACCATCATTTTCAAGAGGAAGGAATAACTTAATATATAGATCATTTCTACGTATTCTATTAGCATACTGTTCAATATATTGACAAATCATTGGTTCATTGAAATATATATGGAATCTTTTTGTATCACAAATATCAATACCAACAGAAAGATATGTAGTACATCCAATTATATCATTATCACCAATTGATTTGTTCTTATTAATATTATCCATTGAATCATCACCATAATTACTTTTCTTATAATAAAAAGTTTTTAATGGGCCATGATCAGGAACTAATCTACAAACTTTATCATGTACAAGTGATGTTATTTGTTCAAAATATGTATTACCCTTGTTTGTAGGCCATAAAATTTTAACACCATTTTTAATATCTTCAACCATAGAATTAACCATACATTCTATCTGCTCATATTTACTTTTACAGAAGTATGTAGTAAATTCCTTAATTCTTGATTCTTCTTTTGTAACTACTATATGGTTTACTTTAGGAAAAAACAATACCTCAGCAGTTGGTGTTCCTGTCATCATAATTACTTTAGCCTTACAATTTGCAAGACGTTGAATTGTAGGTGACATAACATCACGATAAGAACTAGTAAATAAAAGATGACTTTCATCAATTACTATATATTCAAAATCAGCCATATCAAGTTCCATCAAATTAAGATGACTGAATTTATCAATAGTCATTGACATAGACTGACCAGGACGAACTAGTTCATCAAGAGTTGGTTTTTTACTTCCATAATAATATAACCAATCAGATGTAACCTGATCAAGCTCAATCTTAGATTTAATGATAGAAGTAAATGGTAATATCAGTAATGTTTTAGCTTTAAATGCTTTAATCATTTCAGTCTTACCATAACCAGCACCAGCTTCAAGAAGAGTAATCTTAGAAAGATTCTTTAGAATATCATCTTTAATATCACTTAAATACTGGTCCTTAGATATAAAAAAATCAATTCTATTTACATTGTTATTAAAAACTCTTATAGGATCTTTAGATACACTTGAATTTTTTAATTCTTCATTTGTCTTTTCAATAGCTTCAGTAAATTCTGATACATTTTGTTTTAATTTCAATTTAAAACCATGATGTTCATTTAATTCTCTTACAGCCCATTTTGAAATTGGTTTATTATGTAAAGCTGCAGTTCTGATATCTCCTTTTAATTCTTTTTTACTCGTTTCAGCACATATTTCGCACATTACTTGATAAGCTTTCTCCTCACCATTTGGTAAATCTTTATAAATAGCTACAAGAGTATTTGCAAGTTGCCAACGTTGATTATGCTTATAGTGTATAGGACCAGAATGTTTATCTGAACGATAATCTTTATTTTCAATATCATCTAAATTAGTATTAGCTTCTTTAGAAAAACTTTCATTATTAAACCATTCAAGTTTAGCAAAAATTTCTCTTAAATCTGGATGTGTAATCCAATTAATAGATTCAATACCAGTTTCAATAGCTGCCTCAAATGTAGCATTTAATCTCAAATCCATAAAATTAGTATTCATATATGGATCATCACTTGCAATATAAATACCCTGTTGAGGTTTAGCCATAGCATTATCTAGATATGACAAAATATCTTCTTTTGTATATCCAAACTTAGAACAATATTTTAATAATGTAATATAAATATAAGAATACTTATGTCTGAAATTACATCTAAATTCTACCTTTCTTGAATTTAAATCTCTTGATATAGGTATAATTTTTGTCCAGACATGTAATGATTTCTTAGATGATGACAAAGATACACCTAAAAACCATTGATATTGATTTAATTCATCAAATAATATTTTTTTAAGACCATTAGCAATCTCTTGGTTCTTAATATCAATATCTATAATCTGAATACCATTCCACATTATATATGCTTGATCACCAATAGGACGAGATGGTTCAGATGTAGAGAATATTACTTTACGTTCTGCTTTTGGAACATTAGCATAATCTTTATTATGCATCAAAGCAAAAATATCATACCAGTTCCAAACAACACCACTATTAAACCAAATTTTATCAGTAACTAATGTTTCAATTAATTGTAATTGATTATCTATAAATTTTTTTTGTTCTTCTAAGGTACAAAGATCAAATCTTGGATTAGAATATGTTATTTTGTTTTTTTCAATATCTTCATTTAACTTAGCAAAATCATCACTCATATATTGAAAATCAGTAAGAATCTCTGTTAATGACTTTTTCTCTTCATTCTTAAAGACCTTATTAATTTTACTTAATACTTGTGTTTTTTGCTTAAACTCATTTAAGTTTTCACTCATACACTAACATTACAACACATATTTATTATAAGTATAATAGAATTTTATTTTGACTTTATTCAATATAAAATTTATTAAATCTTAATCTTTATTTTTAATAAAGTAAAATATTTTAATTATGTCAGAAAATTGTCAAACACAAATAAATGAAGTTACACAGAATAAAGAACAAATCTCTATGGAAGACTATTTGAAGAGAAAACAACAAATAGAAGACCAAGTTGATTATCAATTTATTCAAAGAATTATTCAGGAATTAACACAAAGTTGTGCTCTTAATATTCCTATTCCTGCGTCTGCCATTCCACCACTTATTCTTCAGGCCGCTCAATACTTCTGGCAAAATGATGACCAGGCTTGTCAGCATAAATGGTTCTGTTTACCAAATGCTCAAATAAATAAATGTGGTCCTAATAATATAGTAAAATTACCTCCACAGATTTTATCAGTTGTTGGTGTATATAAGACCAATCCAAGTTTTAATTATGGTGTTATGGGAGACTTCTCTCTTGAAAGAATGATACTTAATAACTCAGCTCTTGCATCAGGTGTTGGAGGTAGTCTTAGTGATGTATTTGGATCTGGAACTGGTTATAACTTAGTAGATGTTATGGCTGCTCTTTATGAAGTAGATACATATAAATATATGTTTAATTCTCCTCTTACATATGATTATAATGAATTCAGTAATGAACTTGTAATACAAGGTGCTCTTGGAAATAGTGATTTAATACTTGATGTATTCCAAAGAATAAAATTACAAGACCTTTATAAGAATTATTATTTCTTTAGATATTGTGTATGTCTAGGACTTAGAAGTATGGCTACTATAATGGGTACATTTGAATTTAAACTCCCTGGTGGTATTACTCTTAATTATCAAGTATGGAGAGATATGGCTAATGAAGAAATGCAACAAATACATGAATGGATATTATCTAATCATGCTGTTGGATATTTTTATAATACAAATACTATTTAATATATGAAAACAATTAATATATTTTTAACTGAAAAACTTCATCTTAATAAAGATATAAAAGTAATTGAAAAAGATTATTGGTTTGGTGAAGCTGATGATATAAATAAATTTCCTGAAAAATTCTATAACAATAGAAAATCAACAAGAAAAGAAAATGGAGTTCAAAAAAATAAACCTTGGTATGCGGTTTATATTTGTTTAAAAAGTCTTGATGGAACAGCTAG